AGAGGGGCGGGCAGTGACCCTTCTCCTTTGGAGAAGGGTGGGCACGCCGCAGGCGTGACCGGGATGAGGCCCCGCGCCGAGTCCGCATTTGCCCATTCATTCCCTTTCTTGTCCGTGGCGCCCGGCGCCCCGATCGGATAGAATGAGAGCTGCCTGGAGGCCGCCCGGGAAGCGGCTTCTCGGGACATATCCGAAATTTCCAAACGAACCCATTTGGCAGTTCCAGTCTGGGGTGCAGGGGAGCCGTGCTCCCCTGCGCGCCGTTGGCAGTTCCCGCTAGGGGAGGTGTTGCATGGCATCGAAGAAGCAGATCGCGGCGAACCGCCGCAACGCGGCCTCATCCCCCTGCCCCCTTCTCCATCAGCCCGCTGTCGGGGAGCACTTGGTGTGAGCAAACCCGGACTAACCTGGACCTGGCTGGGGTACGCTGGACGGCGCAAGGGGCGCGGGTTTGCGCGGAACGCCCGCAAACGGGCGCGCTCACTTGAATTGGGCGGGCTCTCAGCAGAGGGCGAGTCGAGTGCACTTGAATTGGCCGAGGCGCGACCTGCGCGGTCTCCATTGCAGACGAATTGCAGAATCGGTGCAGATGCAGCATTGGCGGGCTTGCAGGCGAAACGAGGCATGGGCTCGACTGTCGCATTTGCGGCGGCGGCAGGGTCCAGGTTGGGGGCACGAACCTGGACCTTGCGTCCATGTTGCATGAGATCAATGAGTTAGGGCTCGCCGGCGCCAACTTGAGTGTTTGCCATCGAGATGCGGGCCGCATTACCGCACCGGCCGACCGAGGACGGGCGCGGCCAGCCGCTGCTTCTCGTCGAGCGCTTGTTGCAGGCTCGCCATGCGGTCGCGGCCTGGATTGGTGTCCCAGCCCGGGTCGATGCCCACGGGCACGCGCTCCACGCGGCCGGTGCGAGTGTTGCGCCAGTTGCGGTAGCGCGTGGGCGGCGCCTGAGTGCGGACGGGCTTGGTGACGCGCTCGCGGCGGCCGGTGAGGTTGCCGTCCTGGTCGCGGATGGGCGCGGCCGTGGCGTCGGGAATGCCCTCGCCCTGGAGGCGCTCGGCCTCGCGCCGTGACACGGCGCGCGTCCAGCACTTTCAGCCCCAGCCGTTGGGGGGCATGTGCGTCTCCCACCACGGATCGTCGGCGGGCAAGAGCAGGCCGTCCCAGGCCACGTGCTGCTCGCGGTGCTCGCGCGAGGGACCCAGGCGGTAGAGCAGGAACGGGTGCGTGCGCCGGTTGCGCTCGATGCGCTCCCACTGGCCGGCGGCGCGGGCGGTGCGCAGGTTGGCGCGGTAGATCGTGCGCAGCCGGCGCGGGCTGCCGAGTTGCACTGGGAGCGTCTCCCCGGTGAGCGGATCGACCGCGTCCTTGACGCCCCACCAGCCCAGCTTGCGGAGCGTTGGCTCCAGGTCGGCCTGGAACTGGCGCAGGGTGCGGCCCTCGGCCAACGCCTTGTCCACCTCGCCACGGATCGCCTGCAGCACGTCCAGCTCCGTCGCCTTGGCCACCGTGAAGGAGACCTCGTGCTCCTGCCGCCACACGTCCCGGTAGTCGAAGCCGACCTTGAAGCCCTTGGCGCGGAAGTAGTCCAGGGCCTCCTTGGGCGGCACCGGGTCGAAGCGGAAGCCGGGCTTGTCGGTGAACTTGGGCATCAGCCGAGATCGTCATAGGGCACGCCGAGCGCCTCCTGCACGTGCATGGAGGCCATCACCACCGAAACCGCCGTGGGATCGTCGGCCGGGCCGGAGTACGCCGCGCGCCAGCGGGTGAGGGCCGAGAGGGCTTCCTGCAGCAGGAACGGGTTGGCCTGGGGTAGCCCCGTGTCCGCCAGCGGGCGGGGCAGGATGATGGAATCCTCTTCCATTGCGGAGCTCCCCGCGAGCCGCTCGTCGGAATTTCCCTCCTTCGCCGGCGGCCCGGCCAGGCGATAGACTCCGCGGCGGACGCGCTGCGCCTCGCCCTTGATCAGGAGCCGGTTGAGCGTGTCCTGCACCTGTGCCTGGCTCGACTGCACGTCCTGCGCAACATCACGGACGCGGCATTCGCCGTGCGCGCGCAGCGAGGCCACCACGGCGTCCAGGTGGGGTGTCGCGCGAGGCATCACGCATCCTCCGCGTCGCCGGCGCCGCGCGCCTTGAACAGCGCCGTGCCCAGGTCGCGCACGAGGCGCTGCGCGTCCAGCTTGCCGACCAGCTCCTCCAGGCCGGCGACCAGCTCCTCGTAGGAGCCTGCGCGCCGGATCAGGTCGCGGATGGGGTCGATGAGCGGGCGCAGCATGGGCTCCCATTCGGCCAGGGCCTCGGCCTCGATCTCGTCCAGGTCGTCGAAGCCGGAGCCCGCGTCCGCCTGGGCGAGGGCCAGGGTGTGCACGTGGCCACATTGTGGGCACAGGCCCGCCGCGGCGGTGGCCCCTTCCTCGCCCGGCAGTGGCGGGGGCACCGGCGCGGCGGGCGGCGCCAGCAGCTCCGCATCGTCGGCGGGCTCGGGCAGGCCCAGCTTGTCGCGGATGACGGATTGCTCCACGCGCAGGCCGAGGGGCACCAGGTCGCGCAGGGCGGTGGTGAGAGCGGCGAGGTCTTCGGGCTCCGGCACGTGCAGGGACAGCCGCGGGTAGGCGCCTTCGGGCGGCGGGCCGAAGTTGAGGTCGATGTACGCCTTGACCAGGTCGCGGTTGAGCGTGGCCGAGACCTGCGCGGCGTCCGCCTTGAGGATGTCCGCGCGCACGTCGGACTGGGCCTGGTCGTTGCCCAGCTTGCCGGGCGTCCCTTCGGTGCTCGCGGTCTGGCCGAGGATGACCTTGCTGAGCTGCTTGTCCCAGAACTCGGCCGCCTTCTCGAACATCGCCGCGCCGCCCTGGCCGCCGCCGCCCACGGCGTCTTGGAACTCGATCTCCATCGACTTGTGGATCACCGCGGCGGCGTCCGAGCCAAGGTTGACCACGGCGGACATCAGCTTGCGGATGTCGTCGTCCGTGGCGCCGTCGCCGTAACGGCCGACGCGCAACGGGAAGCCGTACACCTCCAGGAACGCGGCCCAGTCCTTGATGCTGAACGCCTTGAACAGGTACGCCCAGGCCGCCGGGCGGGCCAGGCCGCCGCGGATGGGCAGCCCGGTCTTGAGGCGCGGGCGGTGCACGATGAACTTATAGGGAGGCAAGGGCAGGCCGTTCGCGGCGTCCGCCACGTCGCGGATGCGCAGCTCGCTCCGCGTGTCCCGATCCCACTGGAAGAAGCGGGGGTCGCGCCAGGCGAAGCGCGGCAGCCAGCGGCCGTCCGCGGCCTGCCAGTTGATCTCCACGGCGGAGAAGCCCTTGCCGAGGGCGTCCAGCAGATCGCCGACCAGCTCCCCGAAGTCCGACGCGCGCGCCAGCTCGCGCACGGCGTCGGCCAGCTCCACGTCGCGGGCCTCGTCGCTGGCGGCTTCCACCACGGGCTCCAGGCCGGCCACGGCCAGCTTGCGGGTGCCCAGCACGCTGCGGTAGTGGCCGTCGCGCTCCTCGATCTCCTCCGCCAGCGTCAGGTAGTCGTAGTGGTCGGCGTCGTCCGCGCGGCGGATCAGCGCGGCCAGGCGCTTGGGCGTGAGGCCGGAGGCGACCGTGTCCTGCCACACCGTGCGCACGCCGGCGACCTGCGGCGCGGCGTGCTCGCGGCGCAGCGCGGCCAGGTTCACCGGCCGGTCGTAGGCGTCGTAGAGGCGGACGGATTCAGCCATCAGGAGCTCACCAGAGGTGGTAGCGTGCGCGGAAGGGCGCAATCACCCGCTCGTAGTGCCGATCTTCGCATTCACATTCTCTATCACCAGGCTTCGACTCGAACCGCTCCCCAGGGGCGAATGCCTCAATGAGAAGCCTCCCGAACGCAGTGTTCGGGAGGCACTCGTCGTCGAACTCCGCGTCGCAGCCGCTGCCGGGGCTGTAATGATCCCGCAGCGGACCGCACGCTTCGTCCAGGAGGGCCAGGGCCGTCTCGGTTGTGCGCCTCCGCAGGATAGCCTCGGCCGTGCGCACGGCGCTCCGGCCAGCGTCATGGTTCCCCATCACCACACCCCCCGCTGGAGGTCGTAGAGGCGGACGGAGTCAGCCATTGCGTCGCCAACTCGATGGGTTATTGAAATTGGCCGGGATCGGGCATTCCGGCTGCGCCAATGCCATCCACCGTTTCCGCTCGGCCGCATCCAACCAGGTATCGCCGTCGAACCCTGCATACGGCGCGCTCAGCATGGCGCCTCCGGGAACGTAGAATCGACACGGCACGGGAAGTTTGTCCACGCCGAAGCCCAGCGCCTCAAAGCGTAGGCGCATGCACCGGAAGCAGAGCAGCCCGCCGTCCGGGTTCTCCGGCGCCGTCGGCGAGATCAGGCGCCAGTAGGCATCCGGCACCACGGCTTCAATCCAGTCAGGGGAGCTGTACTCAACCCCGCAGTCGTAGCAGCCAGCCATCACCACACCCCCCGCTGGAGGCCGAAGCCGGCGTTGCCCGTGCGCACCCGGCGCTCGGGAGGGTCGTCATCGGGCGCGGCGTCGCGCGTGACGCGGTGGTACTCGTAGGAGATCGACTCCTGGCGGCTGGCGTAGTGGCCCAGGGCCAGGGCGATGGCGGCGTCCCCGTGACGCTGGCCGCCCTTGGCGTCGCGCGTGCGCGCGCTATCGGGCACCTTGGCGATGCCCTTCTCCATGCGGATTGCGCGCAGGTCGTCCAGCACCTCGGCGTCCTTGGGCAGGACGATGGTCGCGTCCTGGAAGGCCGCCCGGAAGGCGGGCATCTGCTCGCGGTACCACTCGGCGCTGAGCATCACCGGCTCGATCTTCTCGCCGTAGCGCTGCTGGGCGACCTCGGCCAGGTACTGGCCGTTGCCGCGGGCGTCCATTGCGCCGTGCATGAAGCGCGGCAGGCGGTCGCAGAGGTAGAACAGCACCTGCTTCTGCTGCTCGAAGGGCACGTTGCGCAGCTCCAGCAGGAAGGGCACGTGGCGCGTCAGGTCGAGCCGCTCCTCGACGGGGGCGATCACCGTCAGGTCGACCGAGCGGCCAAAGTCCTCGCCGAAGTTGTGGGCGCGCTTGGGGTCGAGCCGCTCCAGCAAGGGCGCCAGCTCGCGCTCGCACCAGTCCCGCACCTCGGCCTCGCGCAGGTGCTGCGGCCAGCGCGTGAACTCGTCGCCGAAGGCCAGGCGCAGCACCGGGTAGTCGGCCACCATGCGGGCCTCGATGAGCTGGCGGGACAGGTAGGCGCCGCCGCCGGCCTTGGGGATGCAGTGCAGCTCCTCGTCCGCGTCGTCCCCGTACTGCTCCAGGATCGCCTGGCGCCACTCGGCCTCGGCCGCGGGCGACCAGTCCTTGCCCAGGCGCAGGCAGATGCGCTCGTACAGGCCCTCGGCCAGGGCCTCGTCGAAGGTGGTGCGGTGCAGGCTGAAGGGCTTCTTGCCCGCGCGCACGTCCTGCACCAGCTCGTTGAAGGCGCTGTCGTCCCCGTTGTGCGTGCTGACGATGCGCACCGAGCCGCCCCACATGAGGAAGGCCATCGCGGACTTGAGGAGGCCCGGCAGGTCGCCGTGGAACGCCGCCTCGTCGAGCACGGCGCGGCCCTGCTTGCTGCGGAATCCGCGCGGGGCGCTGGACAGGGCGACGATCTCGTGGCCGGAGTCGAAGCGGATGCGGAAGGTCTGGATGTCGCGCGCGCCGTCGTCGTCGCCGTCGCGGAAGACGGCCTCCTCCAGCGCCGCCGCCGCGAGCTGGTAGTGCCGGGCCCAGAAGGCCGCGTCGTCGATGAACTGCCGCGCCATGTCCTTGTCGTAGCCCACGTAGAACACGTCCGAGCCGCTGGTCTTGGCGGCGTGCAGGGCGGCGTCCCCCGCCTCGGCCCACGAGATGCCGATGCGGCGCGACTTCTCGTAGACCTTAACCTGCGAGATGTCGGCCAGCCAGGCTTGCTGGTAGGGTAGGAGGATGGGAGGAGTGGTCATGATGCGACCCCCAGCACCTTGCGCCGAATCTCCTCCGCGCCGGCGTCGCTCAAGCCGCCCTTGCGGGCGATGGCCGCGGCCTCGCCCGCGGCCTTCTCAGCGCGCGAGCGCACCTGGTCCATCCACTTCTTCTGCTGCACGGCCGCGCCGCCCAGCTTGGCGGCCATGTGCCCCAGGTCGATCAGGTCCAGCTCGCCGGACTCCTCCATTTCCACCAGGGCGCTGAACGCCTTCTCCTGGATGAGCCGGATCAACGCATCGTTGAGCGCGCCCTCGTCGTCGCCGGCGGCCTCGGCGATGGCCTTGGCCTGCTGGGTGGCCATCGTGAGCGCGGCCAGGCGCCGCTCGAACTGCTGGCCGTAGTCGTGCAGCGCGCTCTTGCTGATCGAGTAGCCCTGCTCGGCCAGCCACTCGGCGAGCTGGCGGTAGCCGGAGAAGCCGCCGGCGATCAGGCGGTGATCCAGCTGCGCCTTGACCTGCTCGGGGAGCTGCGTGACGGCGGGGCGGGGCGGCATGGCGGCGGTTCCTTGGCGCTTCGGGCAAGCCCTCGGCGCTACCAATACTTGGTCGGGCGGGCGATGCCGGGCTCGCAGGGCAGCGTGTACTCCACCACGTCCACGCCGTAGCGGTTCAGCTCCGCGTGCCAGGAGGGCGTGTCCTTGCCGGAGATCTCCACCAACTTGCGGTCGGCCAGGTAGTCCAGCTCGCGCCGCAGCTCCAGGTGCGTGACGTCCGGGTACTCGCCGCGGATGGCGGAGAGGAGCGTGGCCTCGCCGGCGCCGATGGGGCGCCCGGCGTTGAGGGCCACCAGCAGCAGCCAGCGCATGCCTTCGCGGCGCGCTTTCTCGAGGTCCACGCTCATGCCGTGCGCTCCGCTCTCCAGGCGTCGATCTTGGCGGAGATGGCGTCCAGCTTGGCGTGGAACGCCGTCTCGTTGCGGATGGCGTCCTCGCGGCGGACGTAGTCGCGGGGCAGCTCCGCCTTCAGCTCCAGCAGCTCGCGCTCCAGGCGGCCGACGCGGGCCTCCTCCTTGCGCCGCTCGACGGCCATCTCGTCAAAGCGCGAGTCGATATGGCGCGCCTGGCGATCCAGCATGGACTTGACGGCCCACAAGACCAGGGCGCCCCAGCTCGCCAGCAGGGCCGCGACGACGGCGGTGGTCTGGAGGTCGATCACGCGCTCCCCTTGCGGCCCGCCGGCTCCGCCGGCGCGGGCGCGATGCG